TGGTACTATGAGGTCGTCCCCAGAGCACCTCACCGAGTCAGGGTCACCCCCTTCATCGGCAATTACGGTTCGTGCTAATCCCGCGAATACCAGAGTCTCAAGCTCAAACGTAAAGCCATTCCCCATTGAGGAGAACTTCTCTAATCTGTGCCATTTACCCTGGACCCGCGTGTGTGTAGCACGGAGGGAGTTGAACAATTCGTACCAATCTCCTCGCAAAAGGAGCTGCACGAGGACACGAGCATTCGTGTCGGAAGCATTGCTCATATCGATCGTTGCTTGATCATCACGCTCACTTGCTCGCTTTGCAGCGATTCGGTGAATGTTTTGATCCCTGTGGAGATCGATTCCCCAGCGCGTCAATCGCGTTTTCACCAACCGCCCAACATCAAGTTGGAGCGATATCGGTATAGACGCTTCTTTCGCACATCCCCGGAACTTCGTTCCATCCTTGGGTACTGTGAAAAAGATATTGCCGCGAACTGGGCGAGGTCTACTTTGCCAAGGCCGCGACTCCACGAGGGAGCGCGACCAAGAGGTCTCATGCCAGAATGGCAAGAGACACTCCGTCGCAGAGTAGATAGTTGGAGTGCTGGACATCTTGTCCGGAGTTGTTTTTAAGAACCCCGTGTCGGCAAACGTGGCGCCCCCACTAAAACGGGGCGTTAGGGAGTCCGGCAGATTACCCAATAAGTCATTCACATTTTTACGCCAACGACCAATGAAGTCGTAGACGGAGACATCTAGAGCGTCCTCAAGGAGGAGATGCTGAGGTAGATATCGTCTGAGTCTGTTATTGGTTACGAGACAAGCCTTTTCACAGGCTAGAAAGGTCTCGATCGCTGCCGCCTCGCGATCTACCTTGCTAGGCAAGTCGCATTTCCGAAGGATGTCTGTTACCAGCGCATCTCTCCAGTACGTCTCGCTGCAAGTGTAGAACCGAGGCTCTACCCTGAGCTTTTGAAGCTCAGTCCACTCACCCGCTTCAACCATTAGCTTCACAGCTAAGGCTCGCGGTGTGCCCACATCAGTCGCTAGGCGACTGATGACACGTACAACTTGGTTGTCCATGTAAGTGCTCCTGTGAAAGCAAACGGCAGTTCGCTGTCAGGTTGCTGGTTGGCCGTCGCGGATCATCTCTTGGATGAGCGCATGTGCGATCAGATTCTTGGCGAATGCGACCGCGTCGGCTTTCAAAGCTTCCGGGAAGTCGTTCGGCACCGAAGCAGAGAAGTCAAATTCCCATCCGCTCCCGACCTTGGTAAGGCCGGTAACAGAGTCCGTATAGGACGAGGGAATCTGAAGCTTACCCTGCACTTTGCGCGAATTGTTACCCGTGGAGCGGGCAGAAGTGGTGACAGTGGGGAAGACCGAAGTGATAGTTCCTTCCTTAAGCTTCCACGTGGCGACAGAATTGTCACCAGCCGAGGGAGCATAAAGGACGAAGTTCTTAGCTACGGCCGCCGCGTTGTTCAACACGAGGGGAGTTACTGCTGAAGGCATTTTGAGTTATCCTATACTTGGAAAGGAAAAGTTTAAGGCATTATTGCCAAAGAGTTTGTTAATTCGCTGGAGCTTCTGAAGTACCAGAGAGATGCCGATTAAGGCAAGCTCAAGGTTTAACTCAGGAAGTTTCATCTCGAAGGAAGGACTTGGTAGTCCGCCGACGGTCCGTAGCTTCCGCTTCTCCCAAACGGAGGACTCAGCATAACCTGTTGTTTTCTCCTGAAAGGGTTTCGAACCGGCAAACAACATATCTTCGCGCGTAGTGAATGCGCTTCTCGTCGTAGAGGCGTTAACCACATTGACACCAACAAAGTCCGACATCGAATTAACGATCTGGCCCATGTTAGTGAACATGTTTACAACGAATGACCATGGGATTAGATCCCAGGCCACACCAGGTAGGTTTAGCAAACCTAACCGATTAGCCAGGAACAGGTTCGGATTGGCGATGGACACATTCGCACCGATACAGACAGAGAGATTAATTCTGTCATTCCGGATTAAAGTGTATTCGTTTAAGAACTGCTGATAACTGACTTGGTCAACCAGAGTTGCTCTGGCATCAATCCACCCATTATCGAACGCACGACTAAGCGCCCCGAGGGCCGCTTGGATGTCACTAACTAGTGGCATCCAACCGAATTCCCACTCTAAGAAGTCCCCAGCACGATCCTTCAGCGCAGTCCTGCGCTGGCGGGCTTTCTGTTTATCAGAAAGCTTACGCCTTTGAAGCTCGTGACTGAGTTCTACCCGGTGCAGGATATCAGCTATCTTGTACGTACGGTCCACAATCATGTCGCGAGACTGACCGATGGACCCGAGTGTAACGCCTAAGGAGGCGTTATGTTTGCGGACTTTGCCCGTAAAGCGTGCTAATGCTTTATTTATAAGGGACGTCATCCGACTATCAAACATGTTCTGGTAAAGCACGTCAGCCGCCGAAGAAGCCCTGTCCGCATACTTAAACCTCGCGTCAAAGACGAAGGAAGGCATGCGGCAGTGATACCATTCGAAAGGATTTGACTGCAACTTCAGCACCCCCCCCACGCGCGGTGACGACACCGAAGTGTCATCATGCACGAGCGTCTTCTTATCGAAGCCGTTT